ATAAGAATTATGATTTAGCTCACACAAAATGGATGTGTAAGTATCACATCGTATTTGCAATGGTATTTTCAATCACACATCGTTGTGTGAATTTTATCAGGGCAAGCTGTTACTCCATTTAACGATACCTTTTGAAGAAAAGCCAAAGACCAACTTACCGTGCGACAATCTCAAATACTACCGTCAGCGAAAACAGATGACAACAAGGCAGTTGGCGGAGAAGCTGGATATTGCACCAGTGACAGTTGTGATGTATGAAAACGGAAAACATCCCATCCCTTATGATGTAGCTATCAAACTGGCAGATGTTTTGAAAATCGAAACAGCTTTGTTCTATGATGATTTTTCCCGTTTCCTTGCCGTACCCTATACCGAAGCACTAAAGAGTGTTAGAATGGCTCTGGGGCTGTCACAGAAGGCTTTTGCCGAGCAAATAGAAGTTATACCCAGTTACTACTATAAGCTCGAAGAAGGTAATCGCAGGCCGTCACGAAAGGTTTATCAGAAGATATGTGTTGCGCTCGAAGCGACCGGTCGACAAACTTCACTTTTATGGGAGCAACCATTACAATGAAAGTGAAAAAACGATTGGAGGAGTGACTATGGCACAGAATTTGACTTATACCCGTTGCGGTGATTATCTCATCCCTGATATTCAGTTGAGCCACATAAGCGATAAACCGCTTGGGAAATACGGCAGGATGCGCAGAGCATTTCTTGCGGAAAATAATCCAACGCTCTTGGATGACATGATTCTGACGGAAACCTTGTTCCCGCACCTGTGGGAGATCGACGAAACAGCTCACCGTAGAGTGGAACAGATAATGACTGAACTTCTGGAGAAAAATCCGGCTCCGGATAAGTCAACCCAACAGCTTGCTTGGGTGCAGCACATGAGTAGTCTAAAAGCACAGGCGGAGGAAATTGTTAATGCAGAACTGATTTTTTGCTAACAGAATATAGAATTTTTACTTAGGGCTGACTGTAACAGGTCAGCCTTATTTCTTTGATGGGACAATTCTTGAATTGTGTTTATGGCAGTCTCAGAATTGTGCTTTTGACAATTCAAGAACTGTCAAAAGCACAATGTAACTATACTGATAATAACAATAATGATTATAGTGATACTGATCCCTTCCTATCCGATTTGAAGAATATGATGAGATTGGAAAACACTATCTTTTTGTCCGATTTCTCAAATGGCAATACAATGAACAACAGTATTTTGATTACTACCAAGAAATATTTGATGTTTATCAAGAAATACTTGATTGATATCCATGGATATTGTATAATGTTGTTCATGGAGGTGATTCCTAATGAGTATAAGTTACAATAAGCTCTGGAAACTGCTTATTGATTGCAATATGAACAAGAGTGAGCTAAGGGAACGAGCAAAAATAAGCACAAATGCGATTGCAAAGATGGGAAAGAATGAACCCGTCTCAATGGATACAATGGATAAAATTTGTAAAGCGTTACATTGCAATATTGGTGATGTAATGGACTTTGTTTCGGATAATGAAACGCTTTCTTAATGTCCGATAATTTTGACATTGTATCTTGTAGAATATATTTCCCCTGACTTTAGAAAAGTTTGTACTTCTAAGATAACAGGGACAATAGTGATGGAGAAATAACTATGAACGCAGAAACTAATATTCTGTCTATGACAGATTTACAACATACCGCACTAATAAGCGGAAACAAAGCGATGCAGTTGCTGGAGCTATCCAGACATTCCTTTGAAAAAGTAGTAAAAGAAGGCTTACTTACCGTTATACATGAAGGCGGGAAAAAGTATTATCAGATAGGTGAAATCGAAACATTTATGAAAACTGATACTTATCAAGAGCTTGTAAATGGCGTGGTTGATGCAAGAAACAACTTAAACGATTTAACCGGAAAAGATTGGCTTCCTCAGACCAAAAGTTTCTTTTACCAAAAAGGTCTTGGTGCAAATCATCCGGAAGCACAAATTGAAAAACTTCACCCGGCTCCCTATTCATTCCAAGATATAGGACAATTAGTGATTTTTTTTACCAAGCAAGGAATGAATGTTCTTGATCCCTTTGGCGGAGTAGGTTCTACAGCCAAAGCTTGCGAAGTAAACGGTAGAATTTGTACAAGTATTGAACTTTCTCCTGTATGGCATGAATTGTCAATTAAGAGACTGGAGACCGAGGTTGGTGAAGGAAGTAGCAAAAAACATCACTTTATAAATGGCGACTCATGCGAAGAACTTTTGAAAATTGCTTCTGAGTCAATGGATTTTATGGTTACAAGTCCTCCATATTGGGGAATTCTGAACAAACAAGATCAGAAGGTTAAAAAGAATCGTGTTGCAAATAATCTTGAAACAAAATATTCGGAAAGCGAAAAAGATTTAGGAAATGTTGAAAACTATGATGAGTTTCTGGAAATTCTGGTTAATAAAGTGTTCCTCCAGTGTGCCAGAACCCTTAAATATGGAAAGTACATGGCAATCGTGGTTTCTGATTTTAGAGATAAATCGGAATACATAAGTTTTCATAGTGATTTGATTCATGAATTAAATAAGGCTGGTATTCCTGGTGGCGGTATATTAAAACTCCAAGGAACAAAAATATTGCTTCAGAACCACAAAAGTTTGTTGCCGTATGGTTATCCTTTTGCTTATGTAGAAAATATACATCACCAATATATCTTGATTTTTAGAAAGGAGAAGAAATGATTACAAGTAATCTAACGGGTGTTGTTTGCGGTAATTCAGACGTTCTTCTCGACCAGCTTATTGATGAAGGTGTTCATTTTGACTTAATCCTTACAGATCCGCCATACAATATCAATAAGGATTTCGGCAACAAAAGCGATTGCCTACCTTTGGATGAATTTATCGCTATAACAGCCGAACGAATGGCTAAAATCAAAAAGCTACTTGAGCCCCAAGGAAGCGTACTTTGGTTTGGTATCCACGATTATATTGGCTTTGTTCAAGTTGCTATGTACAATGCAGGCTTGCATTATCGTAGAATGAATATTTGGCATTATGAAAACGGATTTTCTCGTTCAAAGAAGGAACCCGCTACCCACTACGAGCCATTCTTGTGGTTTTCAAACAATCCGAAAAAATGGACGTACAATGTGGATGATGTTCGTATGCCATATAAAAGCACAGAACGGTTGAAATCCCCTGTGAAATACAAAGCTGCCGATGGTACTACAAAAATATGGCAGCCGAATCCTAAAGGTGCAATGCGTGGAGATGTATGGGATTTTCCAACATTGGCAGGAAAGCGCTTTGAAAAAGAAAAAACACCACATCCAACTCAAAAGCCTGAATCACTAATCATGGAACTGATTAAGGCATTTTGTCCGAAAGATGGTGAAGGACACTATAATGGAACGATTTTGGATCCGTTTCACGGTTCTGGTACATTGGGAGTATGCTGCGAGAAGCTTAATGCTGAAGGACATCACATAAAATGGCTTGGTATAGAACTTGAACAGCAGTGGTGTGATATTGCTGAACAGAGAATTGCCGATATAGAAAAATAATTTCAGAATTTCAAATTTAGTCGATTTATGCAAAAAGGTCATCTTGAGAGATGGCCTTTTTTGTTGTATAATTAAATATTAACAATGAAATCTGCTTCTGATGGAGGAATAAATTATGATTAGATTCAGAAATCCAGGAACTCAATATACTACTCAGGTGCAGGTGTTTAGAGAGTTATACAAAGAGTACAAAGATGCACCGAGTTTCGATTTAGATGATATGGCTGCAACTATCGCCAAAACGAAGCTGATGACTGCGTATGGTTATGCCGGAGATGCAGCATTGGCTTTGAGTAATACCGAAAATGATAGCCTTAATTCCACCAAAATGAACGCTAAAATGTATGCAGAAGTGTTTCGTTTGTTGGGATGGGTTACTTCTGCTGGAGACAATTCGTATCCACTGGTGTTTACCTACATTGGTGAACATGCAGCTTTGGCAGATGATGTGTTACCACTATATGAGCAGTGCGTACTGGGAATCAACAATCCCCAAGAAATAATGGATGTCAAATACGACGAAAAGGTTCGTTTCTTCAAGGCTACATTGTTCTCATTGCAGGATTTAGGCGGGATTATGTATAAGCATGAGCTATGCCTTGGGCCTATGTCTATTGATGATTTAGATAAGTCACAGTACAACAGAATGATCACTTATTTAAAGAAACTGAGAGGTTCTTATGGGCGCTATCAAGATGCTTATCAAGCATTATGTGACGATTTAGGTGTAAAACCGACACTTCCGGATAACTCAACACGCTTACCAATCGCATTTATGAAAACGTGTGGATGGGTTGAAAGCCAGCGTACACGAAAACTGTATCCACCTAAATCCCTGGAATGCCTTTGCTTAACACAGCATGGTGCTGATTTGGCTGACAGCCTTCGTGAGGTAAAAGATTTGCGTATGGATGAGTATTACAGCTATCCAGAACACACTCGCAATTCATTGATTCGTTTGGGGGTGTATTCAATGCTTTTGCGTGCAGGCTATGATACTTCACCCGTTCAAGAAACAATGCGGCAAGATCAAGTTGTGTGTGCTGATGTTCTTAATGGAAAGGAACTCCTTTTTTCTCCTTACCAAACGCTGCACCGTTCTGTTGTGGATGAAGCGTTGGGGATTCATAGAGAAATTGCAGGCACACAGACACATACAGATGTATTGCCAGACATAAAGCGAACAGATGCGAATGTCAATAATATATGCTTGACAATTTCTACCAATGGCGCACATTCCACTTCTGATGTGGAAGTAAATAGCTTTGTCCAGCAAGTATTGGATGCAAAGAATGTCGGTGAACGAAAGAAGGATATTATTGATAAAATCTTTGACGACAGCATAACGGATACACAGACAAAATTTTATCCATTTGTAGCAATGCTGTTTCGAGTAATGGGCTTGGATTGTCAGGCATCCAGACCTGGCGATAACGGTGCTCGTTGGGATGCAATCATTGTCGATTCGGAGGAAAGTATTCCTATTGAAATCAAGTCTCCTACTGAGGAGCAGCATCTTTCTTTAAAAGCAATCCGCCAAGCGCTCGAAAACAAAGTGATTCTTTTATCAAGAGGGACGCATCCTACTTTGCCAGAGACAACTTCTTTAGCGGTTGGATATTACCTACCAAATGACAGAGCTGAGGTTACCAATCTTATGAGTGATTTCAAGACTGCGTTTGGCTACAATATCGGCATTATAGACTTGAAAACACTGCTTACAATAGCTGTTACCATTGTGTATGATGAAAAAACCTTTGATATTTCTGAACTAAACCGATTGGAGGGATTTGCAAATGCCACTTTTAACTAAAGCAAAACAGCGCACCGTTATCTCTGCTTTGCGTGATTCCAATGTTCGAGATATTGAGCAAAATTATAATGAGCCTGCAAAGCTATGGTGTAACGAAAAATGGATAACAGCAGCGTGTCTTAGATGCTCCGATCAGCGCTGTATAAGGTATATTGATGCTGAAATCAGCTGTGGCTCTTTTAGTGATTTTCCGTATGAGCGAAATCTAAATGTGTGCCCTGTTGATGCGATTAAATGGAACTTTGAAAAAGAACTGCCTGAAATAGAGAATGGCAAATGCATCGGCTGTGGTCTATGTGCTGCTCGTTGTCCTGTAGGTGCTATTTTTAAGGCGGATAATAAAATGAAAGTTTCCGCTCCGGAGTCAGACGATTACATTGATCTGCCCATCAATTACGAGAATCTTGTAAAGCATAAGTATTTTGTTCAGGAAGTGGACAAAATCTATTGGAACCACCAATTTCAAAAGGAAAGCGACCGCATTATGGAAGAAATTTACGAAAAAATTTCTCACTATGATGGGCGTTCAATGGTTCCTAATGTATTGGTTAGAAATCTGATTATTGCCTTAAATCATGAATGTGCTATCAGCAGAGCCGGCGATATTTATACGAGAATGGATGCTGTCTATTCCAGTAAAATTAAGCCTAAGTGCAGCGGTGTAGTTGAAATCGAATTTGGTAGGGACACTTTGGAGGCATCCAGAGGTATTTTGGATGACATAGCTGTTATGCATTCCAGAAATAATTTGGGCAAAAAGGATAACGCAGCCCTTGTTGTGTGCCTTTCTTTCCCAAACAAACGTCAAGGATATTTCCAGGTAATAAAAGATATACACCGGGTCTTGGACCTCAAAATACAGACCATATCACTGGGGGCATTACTGTTGTTAGTGTGGAACGGGGCAGCTGTAAACTTCCTTTCCCGTGAGTTCTATGTTGATTTTGATAATCTAAGCATTCGTGGCATTACTGAGTTCAGATTAAATAGGCATGTGCTCTTGAGCGAAGGTAAGCTTGGTATATTGGAACCTGAAAAATAGTCACTTTGCAAAGCAAGCAATCTGTTGATAAACATTGCTTGCTTTGCTTATATAATTCGTTTGATTGGAGGGAAAACTATGATGCAAATTGACAGTGCAATACTGGCTACAGACAAAGTGATTTGTAAAAATATCAGTAGATTTGATGACTCAGAACGTGGGTTATTGAGCCAGAATATTTTGGCTCAATTACGTAATTTTGTAGAATACATTGCAGATAAAGTATATGCTAACGGTTCAGACCTCGACCCCAATAATTATGCTCTAAATGTTGAAGCGTTGAAGTATTTGCAAACAAGAGGAGACCTCCGTTTTTTACACCAATTTCATGAGCTTCTTCAAAAGTCGGTGTCACATTACACTTTAGATGAAAATGGTTCTGAAAGATTAATGCTGAAGTACTATGAGTATCTCCTGAAAATAAAAATCTTTCTTAATGATACTTATGGGCTTCATGTTCTGGATAATATTGAAGATTTTCCATTGGATACGGATACAGAACTGTCAGAGTATCACGAGAAAATTGCAGAAAAAATTTACAGTCCAAGTCCGGGATTTTCAACAAGTACATATTCAGATAGATATTATATTCAGAAGATTAAGCCGTTCTTTGTAAACCAGCGAATATACTACGAAGTTACATTTACTGCGGCGAACAGTAAAATGAGCAAATTTGACCGAGTAATCGCTTTTTCACGTTATGAAATACTAAGTAACTATGCGGTAAAACTTTCGATTCGTAATGATTCAATCAATGTTTTAGGAAAAGACATGACTATTCAAATTATCGATGGGTGGAATGTATCAATACGTCCCTGCGAATTGGATAATTTTGCAGATATTATCGGAAAACATTCTAAAATCAACACAGGAACAAAAGAGTATTCCGAATTGATGCGATTTTTGACGGAAACTAAAATGCCACTATCAGAGTTGGTTGCGTGCTCAGAACGGTATTATGGTTTTGTAAAAAATCAGATTACAAGTCAGGCAAGAACGACTTATATTTTTGACACCCTTGATCAGTGTAGAGAGATAATCTTATCCAATAAGCCTGGATGTAATGTGCTTAAGTATCTACTGTACCATTTGAATAACAGAATTATTAAATGGCAGCGTTGGAATGATGGCTGTTCGTTGTTGTCAGGGCTAAATTTAAGCTATGGATGTATTCCGTTTGATAGGATGCCGTTTTGTACATCATTGAGAAATCATAATCCACGCATATACGATTTGCTGGACTGCCTATCGGAAAAAGGTAGAGAACATGAACTATTCGCACGCCATATTCAAAATAATACAGAGATAGAAGGGATGTTGTTTACACCCCAAAAGGATATAGTAGGTTTTGATAATATCGATGCGCTGATTAGTACATATAATCGCAAGTTATATCTTCCAAAACACGAACACAGAAAGCTGATGACTTTTCATGATTTTGTGTATATCAAAGGATATGCTGATGATAGCGCATTCATAATTCAAAAATTACGAGATCTGGCAACAAATGGAATAGCACAATATACCGGATCTGTAGATTCATGGCTGAACAAAGGCTCATATTCTATTGATTCGCCAGAGAAAAAAGACGCATTGCGAAATATGTTTGCAAAATCGCAGGTGGCGCTTATTTATGGTTCTGCCGGAACTGGAAAATCAACGCTGATCAATCATATTTCAAACTTTTTTTCTAACCAGAAAAAGTTGTATTTGGCGAATACACATCCAGCAGTAGACAATATGCGTAGGAAAGTAACCGCCAGCAATAGAGAGTTTAATACCATTGCAAGTTTTATTTCCGAAAAGAATCAGCACACAGAATGCGATGTTCTTATTATCGACGAGTGTAGTACAGTAAGCAATTCTGATATGCGAAAAGTCTTAGAAAAGGCAGAGTTTAAGCTTCTGGTTCTTGTAGGAGATGTTTATCAGATTGAATCAATCTATTTTGGAAATTGGTTTGATATTGCACGCAATTTCATTTCCCAAGACTCTATCTTCGAACTAACACATCCATACAGAACGCAAAATGAAAACCTTCTCACCGTGTGGGAAAGAGTGCGAAATCTGGACATTGCAATTTTGGAGCCGTTGGTTAAGAGCGAATATTCCATCCGTCTGGATGAATCTATTTTCTCCCATGCAGAAGAAGATGAAATCATTCTCTGCTTAAATTACGATGGATTGTACGGAATTAATAACATCAATCGCTTCTTACAGAACAGTAATCCGAGTCCAGCAATTCAATGGGGTATTGGATTGTATAAAGTTGGCGATCCTGTATTGTTTAATGAATCAGACCGCTTCTCTCCTTTGATTCACAACAATTCGAAGGGGCGTATTGTTGGTATTGCAACAGAGGAAATGAAGATTTGGTTCGAAATTGAGTTGGATTGCGTGATTAATGAATTGGATGCGTGGGGATATGATTTTGAATTGATGGATGCATCTAAAAGCGGAAATTCTATAATTAAATTCAGCGTTGATAAATACAGAAGCACCGATGAAGATGATGATTATTCTGACACAGTTGTTCCATTTCAAGTTGCTTATGCGGTATCCATCCACAAGGCTCAGGGTTTGGAATATCGTTCTGTGAAAATTGTAATTACCACCGAAACTGAAGAACGCATTACACACAATATTTTCTATACTGCAATCACTCGTGCAAAAGAAAAGCTTAGAATCTATTGGAGCCCGGAAACGGAAAAGAGTGTGTTGGAAAATCTAACAGTTAGAGATTCCAGGCGAGATGCCAATCTATTGAAGCAACTATATTCTCTGTGATTTTCGGATGTGCTTCTATTGTTCTTGTAAGATATAACAAATATAGCGTTCAGAATGAACGAGTAGCCATCAATGAAATTGATGTTCAAAGGGTATCAGGGAGATTTTCCTGGCGAGTTATTTTGCCAATTGAGACGAAGGAGAAAATGCGAAAATGAGCAAAGTGTTATAACCTTGCCCTGTTTGCCAGTTTCCTTCCAACATATAACTTGTGTCCAAGTTGGGAACAAGTACGAATTAACTTCTGCTCTAATTGGGCAGAAGTCAGATTTGAAACTTTCACCCAATTCAGGTGAAGATGTATCAGTTTTTTATTCCCAACTTGGGAATAATTTTGCCCGTATATTATAGGCGTTACAAATTGGCAAGCAGTGCAAACCTGTACAGGTTCACTTATTTACGAAGATTCCCACAGAGGAGAAATTTTCGCAAATTGCTTGTTGGGGAAGCATCCCCAATCCCCTTTGAACGCCACCTGCGCTGTCGGCTGCGCATTCATTCTGAATACTTTTACTTACTGACTTCTGCGCAATTTGCATAGAAGTTCAATTCCCTATAAACGAAAAATGAAAACATGGGAGAAGTTGTCCCTGATTATTTTTGTAATGCGTGACAATCCACTTCTCGACAAATTGTCAGGAAGTCTTGTGGGCAATTCGCCCACAAGTAACGAAAGTGCCAATGGTCGGATACAACTTCATCCCAAGTTGGGATGAAAAACTTCGTGCCAACTTGACACAAAGTTAAAAATGCAGGAAACAGAAAAACGAAAATCACTTCGACATAATTTGTGTAGAAGTTGAAAGTCTGGGTTTTATGCTTGTGGACAGGTTGGCCACAAGACAGCTCAGGTACTTTCTGAAAATCAACTTCGTCCCAAGTTGGGATGAAGTGCTACGGTGCAACTTGCGCCAAAGTAAAGCGTGGAGATTTTGTATTATAAATTCCTGATGAGGTGTATGGAATTTCATAAGCTTCGATGATACTTCTGGACAATTTGTCCAGAAGTATCATCAAGCGTCAATTAGAAAATCAAAAATATCTTTGCTGCAACTTTCGGTAAAATGAAAATCTGTTATTAGCTGCTTGTTCCTGAATTAGGAATAATCTTTTTGGCGAAATTGACATGATTGCGTGTTTCGACATTTCATGCTATGATAGTTACAGATGAAAATTAAATACTGCTTCATACAAGATTTTATTGATGGGTAAGCCCCATATTTATACAAACATATTTTAGTCAGTCCGAACTGTCGGAGCTGTTACATGGAAGCATCAAGTCAGATACAGAATCTTTTGTGTCTGTTATTGTTGCATCTGTGTAGCAGCTTTTTTCATTATCTGACTTTGGACCAAGTTGGTCCGAGATCGGAACCACAGACAGAAACGGAGGGAACTATTTGATTGCAATAATTCACAGAGGACAAAAATTCAAAGAAACTATGGAAGCCTTTCAGCAGAAACGAGCGGAATTTATCGCACAGGAAATCAGAAATTTCGATGCAGAAACCTTGTATGTGTTTCTGGAATGGATTCGTGGCAACGACCACAAACTTGATAGAATAACCGGGATGGCGGTATGATATGAGCGGAGGTGACTACCCATGAAGAAACAGAGAAGAGTTGAAAAAGATAACCGTGGCGTTGCGATATACGCCCGTAAATCTCGTATCACCAACAAGGGCGACAGCATCGGTGTTCAGTTCAAACAATGTGCGGATTACGCCAAAAAGGAATTGGGATTGGATGAGGAGTACGAATTCTTACAATACGAGGACAAAGGACTCAGCGGATATTTTTCAGACAGACCAGATTTTCAGAGAATGCTGCATGATGTGCAGAACGGAAAAATCAAAGCAATCGTATGTTACAAGCTGGATCGTGTCGGCAGAAAAACAGCCGACCTAATCCGCCTGATGGATTTCTTGGAAATGTACCATGTTAATCTCTTGATTTGCTCCAATGGTATCAATACTGCCAGCGGACTCTATAAAATCTTTATTCAGATATTCGCTGTCATTGCAGAATTTGAAAGAGATACTCTGACAGAAAGAATTGTAGACAATATGATGGAACTTGCAAAGGACGGACGATGGCTCGGCGGCAATACACCGATGGGATTTACTGTCCGTCGTGTAACAACCGGAAGTGGTAAGGGAAAATCAGCATACAGCTACTTAGAAAGCCTGCCAGAAGAAAAATGTATGGTTCAGCGTTTGTATGAAATCTTCAGAACCACTCGCAGCATCCAAAGTACTGCAAAACAGATGAATGAGGAAGGATTTCACACTCCTTCCGGTGCTACATTTAACGCATCCACCACAAGACTGGTTTTGAGAAATCCTATCTATTGTACTGCTGATAAACGCAGCTATGATTATTTCATCGACCATGACGGCAATGTGTTTGGAGATATGATAGAGTTTGACGGAACTCACGGATTGTCGGCTTACAATAAAACTGATCAGGAAAAGTATGAAGGCAGTGACAGCACATTTATCTCTCCGAAATATGTTCAGACCATTGAAAGCAAGCCTGTTAGCGAGTGGATTATTGCGGTTGGTAAACACGAAGGATTTATTCCAAGTGAACAATGGATTGAGGTGCAGGAACTTCTGGAGGCTATTGCAGAGAAATACAATCGACCTCATAGAAAAACCAACGCACTGTTGGCGGGGCTGGCGCATTGTCCTCACTGTGGCAGACGATTGAGTGTGATTCCTGAGTCCGACCGTTGGACGAATGGAAAGCCTCGATTTAAATATGTTTGTCCCGGTTATCGAAAAAAGGAATGTAATTTCAAGGCGGTAGATGGCGTTCTTCTGGACGAATTTGTGGTACAGCAGTTATCTGAACTATCGGATGAAAACAGCGAGCGTTTCAGAAGTATTCTGGAAATTAAAATAGAGGAGGTTCTGGAACAGTCACAGACGGTACAGGAACATAACCTCATTAAAAAGAAACGTGATAAGCTGAAAGTGGATATTGCAGCGCAGACAAGAAATCTGCGTGAAGCAGATGGCAGTATTAAGCAATTTATTCAAGAGGATTTGCAAAATCTGGCTGAAGAACTGAGGGAAACGGAGCAGCAGCTTTCCAAACTGGATGAAGGCAGAAAGAACAATATGATTGCCATCCGTGACTTGGAAATGACAAAAGAAAGGCTGCTCTCCTTTGCAGAGTATGCAAAAGATGCGCAGCCGGAGGTCCTGGTCACTTTTATCCGGACGATTGTAGAAAGAATTTATATCGTGGATAAGGATGACGAGCGTTACTGCCATATCTTTATCAAGGGCTGTTCCGGAGAAGATTACACCGGCTTCTTCCAGACAGCCGGTTACATAGAGCAAAATACTGTCCCTGTGTGTGATTCAGAACAGCATTGCATTCACTCCAAAGTATAGACGAAAAGTTATTTATAATCAATTAAAAGTTGATATAAGAGATATTTTGAAACAGTTATGTTCATACAAAGGAGTAGAAATCATCGAAGGGCATTTAATGACAGATCACATTCATATGATTACTTCCTATTAGGAACACTGTAAATGCAAGGCTTTGATAAGGATGGTTGAGAAAAACAAGTAAAATCAAGGCTTTGTGGACAGTGACAGACAATGCAACCATCAAAAATTGAATAAGTTTACAGAGCAGGGATACTATTTTCACGAATGGTATCCCTTTTCTGTTGTCTTCCGCTCCCACATAAGCGAAGCATGGCACAAGCCGCAGGCATAAAAAACCTGTGGCTTTTTTATTGCCCATTTTAGGAAGGAGCCGGATAAATGAATTTAAGTGAAGCTGAAAAAAGGATGATCTATCAGGTCGAGGGCACCAGCCAGGGGGCCGCTCTGAATGAGATTTACATGACCTGGCGCTATGCACCTGACAAGGCCATGAAGGACACGGCGGAAGGCCTTTTGAAAAAGCTCCGTCCTCTCTCCGATAAGGAGTGCATGGATGTGATCCGGGATGTTCAGAAGAATTACCGTCTGCCCGGCAAGGCAAGGACTATCGGGGAAATGTTGGCGGAGGACAGGCAGCAATCCGGTGCCCAGAAGATGGCCGGTCACGATATCATGGCCCTGGAGCGGTTCGATCCCGATACCCGCCACATGATCGTCTTTGACGTCCTCTCCCATGAGTCCCCCATGGGATACAAGGGTGATAAAATGCGCCTGTTCCTGACCGAAGCCGGATACGGAAAGGCCCTGGAGAACCAGGACAAGGGATTTATCAAAATAAAGAACCATGCGAAGGTCATAGCTGGCAACCTCCGCTATGACCACAAAGACCGTGAATTGTAGGGAACTGAAAACTGTATCAAAAAAGGTGGAAAATCCGCTGTTCCTTCCCCTCTGTGCCACGAACCGAAAGGGGCATGGATGTTTTCCCATGTGAAGGGTATGGGAGAGATACAGACGGAGGAAACACCGAAAATCAACACTTTTCAAACCATGAGGAAGGAGGTATCAGGCATGGCAGTTTTTCGCATTGAAAAGACCAGAGATTACACGGTCATGTCAAACCATCATCTGCGGGATATGTCCCTGTCGCTGAAAGCAAAGGGACTTCTATCCCTCATGCTGTCCCTGCCAGAGAACTGGGACTACACCATGAAGGGGCTTGCCCGTATCTGCAAGGACGGCATCGACAGTATCAGCGGCGGCATCCGAGAGTTGGAGGAACACGGCTATCTGATCCGTGAGCGCGTGAGAGGTGCAAACGGTCAGCTTGGTTCGATCGAGTACACCATTCTGGAGCAGCCTAAAGAGCCAACACCTGCACAGGAAAAACCTATACGGGAAAATCCCGTACAGGTAAATCCAACATTGGTCACGCCTGTTCAGGAAGAACCCGCCCAATTAAATAAAGAAGAATCAAGTAACTATCCATCAAGAACTGATTTATCAAGTACGGAACTATCAAATCCTATCCGATCAAATCCCCCTACCCCCGTAGGGGCAAGGATGGGAACGGATGGGATGGGAGCCAGAGAATGTTATCGTGAAGTGATTTTGGATAACATCGAGTACAGCTATCTGGTGCAGGACAGCCATATCGACCGTGAGCAGCTTGACGAGATCGTTGACCTGATTGTGGATACCGTATGTTCTGCCCGCAAAGTCATCCGCATTGCCGGAGACGATTATCCGGCGGAGGTGGTAAAGTCCCGGTTTATGAAGCTGGACAGTTCTCATGTTCAGTATGTCATGGACTGTATGAAGGACAACACCACCTATGTCCGCAATA